CTACCAGATAATGGTGCCGCCGTTACTGGTAAAGTTCTTAAAAGAGATCATATAGATACTACAAATTCTGTTTTGCCAACAGAAGTTACTAGAATGTTTAATTTAGGAACATCTGACAAGGGGCTGCCGGTTTTAGGTCTCCAGAATATAGAGATAGCCGCTTCAATCAATTACAGCGACATGCTTGACGTGGGACAATGGAGAGGTTCTAACTTGTCCGGGGGCTCTCTGTCTAAAGCTCTTACTAGTAATCCCGCCAAAACGATAACTGAATCCGCAGGCAGCGATGCCAAACGAGCGGAGGAAAATTTATATCGTCAAGTAATACTTCCCGTGGAAGTTACGGCTTCTTTTACCGGAGTAGCTAGAACACAATACAGAGCCGGTGGCTATCAAGATTTTGAGTTAGACAACGACACATTTAGTGATACAGAAATAGCTATTGCGACATTGGCTCTAGCTGACGGAGGAACAAAAAGAGTGCAATGGAATTTAGGAAAAAAGAACTATTTAACAGACATTAGTTATACAGGAGGAGACACAGGAGGAGGAAATGTGGAAGCGACATTATCTTTTCAAAATGACAGAAGCGATTTTGTCGTTTTAGAAAACGCAAGCGTTTTATCAATCGACCCCGGCTCTACAGTTTATTAAAGGAATGAAATGGCTAGAAAGCAAAAAAGAACAACTAGCAAAAAATCTCCAATTCGACCTTCTCGCAAAAAATTAAAACCTAAAACAGAAAACCAAGAAGAATATATCAGATCAATGGTTGAGTCAGATGTTACATTCTGCTCCGGCCCAGCGGGATCTGGTAAAACGGCAGTAGCTGTTGGACTGGCTTGTGAATACATGCTAGAAAACAAGATAGAAAAAATAATAATCACAAGACCCGTTGTAGAATCTGGTAGAGGTCTTGGCTTTTTACCCGGAACATTAACTGAAAAAGTGCAACCGTATCTTGTGCCTATAACTGAAGAAATGAAGCTATATTTAGGCAGAGACACATACAACTCAATGAGGTCAATAAACGCTATTGAAATTTGTCCTCTTGAATATATGAGAGGTAGAAACTTTCATAACTCTTTTATGATATTAGACGAAGCTCAAAACGCGACTTTCGAGCAAATAAAAATGTTCTTAACGAGAATAGGGCTTGGATCAAAGGCTGTAATCAACGGAGACCTAGATCAAACAGACCTACGCGGGGAATCTGGCGGCCTAGACTGCTGTATGTCTAGATTGTCCGGCCTAAGAGGGCTGGCCATATGTGAACTAGACCAGTCTGATATCGTTCGCAACGGAATAATATCTAGTATTTTAGACAGACTTCGCTAAATTTTAGTGCGATAAAAGGTCTTATTTGATATAATAAATACAACTATGGAGCTAGGGGTTTGGTTCTTAGCTCCATTATTTAAATTTGAAAGGAAAACAATGCCTCTTTATGATTTTGAGTGCGAGCCTTGTGCCTATTACACAGAAATAAGACAGTCTATGGAAGGCCCAAGCAGTCTTGAATGCCCGGTCTGCGGACAAGAAACTTTAAAAAAAGTTTTTATAAACGCTCCTCATTGTTATGTTAGAGGAGAGTCCGCGACAATAGGACAAATAGCAGACAGAAACACAGAAAAAATGGGCCTATATGAAAAACAAGAAAAGACCGCAAAAGACAAAAATGGAAAAGGCTTAACTACAGAACAAAAAGAAAAAAGAAAACAGCACCAAAAAATTGTATCTATGACCCCAGAACAAAAGATGAAGTGGATAAGAGAGGGTGATTAATGGCTAATAGACCTAAAATTATAGACAGGCAGCACAGCTCTACAAGCGTAGAAAGAAGTAAAAAGCCGCACATAGCGATAGTGACCATGAAAATAGATATTAGAGCGATGGAGTCAGATGGAACGCTAGACAACTATGTAATGGGAGAAAAGGAACTCAGAAAATATGGAATGTCCACAAAGGCACAGATAGCAATAAACGGCAAAGATGAAGCCGTATGTATTAAAAAACTAAAAGAATTATTGGAGAGATTAAATGGGTAGAGGAGAAAGAGAAGATATTTCAGGTCTTAATTTGCCAGATCCGGAAAAACCTGACATTATTTTTCTTGGCCTAAAAGGGGAGCAAACAGAAGAAAAAAAAGCTCTAGCGAAATGTGTCACAGTAAACAATGGATATGATAATACTTCAGTACAGTGCTTTATCAGAATGGGAAGAGGAGAAATAATCGACCCTTATGAGATAGACTTTGGATATACCAACAAAAAGCTAGCGTCGTTGAAGTTTAAGAAGGTTTCAAAAAAAGCATTTGATAATTATACAAAATATTTAAAGTGCAAAAACAGATTATATTTTACTAAAGCCAGAAGGCTTGCAATGGAGTATTGATATGAAGAAAACTAAAAAAGGACCGCTGTCCAAAAAAGAAAAAGCGTTTATTCAAAAAAATATAAAATTAAACACTATAGATGAACTAGCAGAGTCGATCTCTAGATCTAGCTCTGTTGTAGAAAAATTTGCAAAAACTTTACCGTCTGCGGTGACTACGAATACAAAAAATGATGACGGACCAACTGCGTCTAATCTCTATGCAAAAAATGAGGAACGAGGAGTTACTGTAATGACTGAAACGGCTTCGATGGCCGCAGATGAAAGCAAAAGAAAAAGAAAAAGCGGTCAAAGCCCAGAACGATACACTAAATGCATTCATAAGATTAAAGAATAATGATTTGTACTAATTTTGATGGATATATGAAAGAGCTATGTCATCGAGATTTGATGATTAGCTGGAAGATAACATTAACAGATAACACCATTGTGTATGGCGACTACGATAGGCCAGACCATGAAAACGCTTGGTTTAGACTAAAAGAACACTGTGAACAAAATGACGTTGTTCCAAAAAAAGTTGAGCTTTACATGTTTGGTGCTGAACATAAAGTTTTTTTTGAAGATGCTGACGGTCTTGACGGGATATGTGTTTTAAGAGGATTGGCTAAAGAGCAGACAATGGACGGCGGCCATTCACAATCCTACCAAACTTTGACTGTCTTGCATCTAAATAAATCGTGCGAAGAAATTAACGTTGCCAAATATACTTGGCCAGATAATGAATTTGAACAAAAAAGCTCTGTCAGAGGGCTATCTTATCAAAATTTGAAGAATATGATTTTTAAAAATGAATCAAAAAAACTCAAACATCCGAAAGTACAAGAGCATCTCAACGGGTAGTGATTGCACTGCTTCTCAGTATATTGCAGAACTAGTATGCATGAGACACGCCGAAAAAGAAAACAAAGGCAGTCTTGAATACAAATTTTGGAACAACTCTAAAAATGAATACTACACTACACAAGTAAGAGTAGCTTCTAAGCTAATAAAAAAATACGGAGAGGAAGCGGTTCTACATTATCTAAAAAGCCCCGGCGGAAAAAATGTTTATTCGCTAGGGTTTTTGCATAGTTCTAAAAAATTTGTTTTAACTTTGAAATTTGTTGAGCAGGGAATAAAAAAATCAAAGACAATAGTAGACAAAGAAAAGGCAAAGCCTAAAAAAGTAATTGAAGTGCAGAAAGATCTTGAATACAAACCGCGAAAATCCAAAGCACCGAATTCATTAATGTCAAAATTGAGGAAGCTAGATGGCAAAGAAAAAAACAAATAACTCTAAATCGATTGATCAGCTTTTTGATAAATACTCTGAGCTAATTCATACAGGCACTGAAATATTAAAACAACGTAGCAATTTCAAAATTATTTCAGTTAGTCCAGCAATAGATCTAGCTTTGGGGGGCGGCATCAGAGAAGGTAGTTGGCTAACACTCACGGGCGATCCCAAAAGCGGCAAAACCACCACCGCGATGCAAATAGCGGCAAACTGCCAAAAAGAAGGGAGAAAAGTTATATATCTAGACGTAGAAGGACGACTCAAAGGTATGAACTTTGAAGTGCCCGACCTAAATCCTGACATGATGACCGTCGTGGCACCAGAAAATGAACCTATATCAGCAGAGTCATTTTTGAAAATAGCCTACGAGATGATGACCCATAAAGACTACGAGGGTGCAGTCCTCATTATAGATTCTATATCTTCTCTCATGCCAGAAAAAGAATTAGATGGGGATTTTAGTCCCGGTAGAGCCGGTCTACCCAAGATCTTGTCTATCTTTACAAAAAAGATTGGACAATTGCTGCCACGACAGAAAGGGCTTGTCATAGCTATTACCCACTACATAGCCAATACTGCCGGTTTTGGTAAAGCCAAGCTTTCAGACGGTGGCAATAAAATTCAATATCAAGCAGACACTAGAATGGAGATAGCGGGAGGCGGCGAAAAAGTTTCTGCGGTAACACCTTGGACGAACAGTGCAAAGACCGAACGCATCGGCCAAATCGTCAATTGGAAAATCATATGCTCGTCTCTTGGGGCACCGGGAGGACAGGTGCAGAGCTATATTCGCTATGGACATGGCATTGACAAGGTTCAGGAACTTCTAATGCTTTCATGCGACTTAGGGTTAATCGATCCTCGCGGATCTTGGTTTAGTCTTCCGTTTATGAATATGTGCAAGGATGTAGCGAAAGAAATAAAACCAGAGCTAAATACAGACGATGACGATGTTGTTACGGCTGCGTTTAAATTTCAAGGACAAGATAAAGTATACAACTTCTTAAATGACAATCCAAAGCTTATCGGCTTTCTAGAGAAGTCTATAAAGGAAATGCTGTGAAGATAACTGGATTAGATGGCAGAGAGTACAGTTGGAACCCTTCTGCCAAACAATCTAAAACTAATAACAGATCAAATCTTCATGTTAAAGCTAGAGATTTGTTGAAACAGGTCTTTCCTTATGATAGAATCTTAGAAGAGGTCACTTTAGTAGGAACGAATAACGGCACAAGAAAGGGAACTTTGCGTGCAGATTTTTTTATTCCTAACAGGAACTTGATTATAGAAGTTCATGGAGAGCAGCACTTTAAGTTTAATGGATTTTTCTTCAAGGATAAACTTTCTTTTTTCAGGGCCAAGGCTAGAGACAGAGACAAAAAACAATGGTGTGCTATTAACGAAATAAACATTATAGAATTTAATTATGACGAGGATATAGATGAGTGGCGAACAAAAATTGAATGAGTTTCTTGAGGCTGTAGATAGCTGGATAAACTCAAAGACACTAGCCCAAATAGATCCTCCTGATAATATTAGCAGTATTTTAAATTTAAGATCTGAAGATATGAAAAGGCTAAGTAGCCAAGATTGTATATGCTATGCTTACGAACTATATGCTTATGCTGAATATGTCGAAGGAGAAAAGGTTAAAGAAAATATAATATTAGATTGGGCAGAATCTAGTATTTGGTATATAATATCTACAGCGTTGCCTCAATACGGAGACAAGTACACAAAGTGGCAAGAAAAATATTATGCGGCAGTAAAAGAAAACCCTCTAGCAAGCGATATATTTAAAATAAAAAATCATGCTGAAGCTAGAGTCAATATTTTAAAAAATAGATGCAAAACAATTCATAGCATGGCAGAATTATTGAATAACCTATCCAGAAGGAGATAAAATGTCTAAAGAAGATGTTAAGAATCTTTTGAAAGAGATTATAAAAACCCAAGATCCAGATCTAATTAAACTGGCCACAGAGATGCTTATGTCTTCACAAGATGACAAAGGGCCAAAAGCTCCAGAGGCCCAGTATGGAGACTCACCTCCTCCTGACGCTACGACATATTCGAGATCGGATGACTCTGAATTTCTTTCTAAAATAAAGAAAGAGAAAACAAATGGAGAAGTGGCGGGTGTTCCTGTTAATAAAATGCCAAGAGAAAACAAATTCGTAGACCATGGCACAGAACACAAAGACGATCAAAATTCAACTCCTAAAGTAGAACTAACAGAGAGAAAGCGTCCAGCGTTTAAGAAGATAAAACAAACATGTACAAGATGTGGTGAAACTTTTGAAACTCACCCGCAATTCAAACGAGACTTTTATATTTGTGACCGATGCCTAAAAAGATAAAAAGACAATTAGAAGACCTAGCTGCCGAAAGAGCCGTTCTTTCTGCTTTGTGTCAACACGGACTAGACGCATATCTAGAAATAGATTTTGTTGATTCTTCGCATTTCACGGATGCTATGAATCAGCTCATATTTGAATGTGTATACAGGTCTATTTCAGAAAATACAAAGGTAGAGCTTTCATCTATTCTATCTGCCGCAAATGATCTTGGTGTTTCCGACCAAATAAACACTAAAGATGAAATAGGATTTATCAGATCTCTTTTTAACTTTCCTATACACAAAGAAAATGTAGGCACGCACGCAGCCAAAATAGCCAAATTAAAATTAGCTAGAGACCTGAAAAAGACTTTAAAGATATGTGAAAAAGATCTAGATTCTATCACCGGAGACGAGGATGTGATGGATCTTGTTGCTAAGATTGAAGAGCCTTTACTAGAGGCAACAGGAGATGTTTACCAGTCTTCTAGTAAAAAAACAGAGCTTATTGGAGAAGACATCGATGGCTATGTGGAACATCTTTGCGAGAACGTGTCTGATTTTGCCGGAATCCCAAGTGGTTTTGACAGATTTGATATAGCAATTGGCGGT